GCATTCAATCCATGAATTGCCTTAAGGTCTTGAGCTAGTTCTAAACTGTACTCTGCCTTTAGTGCTCTGGACTTAGCAGTAACAGTGACCTTCTCAATTGAGAATGCCATCTGGTTAAAGTGATTACCAGCAGCATCTCCAAGAGCTTCAGAGTCACCAGTTACCATTCCCTGACCTACATCATAGGCAGTAGAAGTAGCAGAACCAACTGGGTTAAGAACAGCAGGGTTAGTTCCAGACTGTGAAGTTGTACCCAAACCTGTGTTAACTTCAGTGATACCACCAGTTAGGTTGTTACCTGAAGACTGACCAGAGAATGCTGTATCTACTTCATCAAAGAATGTCTCATTACCTGATTGATCCTTGTATCTGGATCTCATTGCAAAGATTAGTCCAGTAGGACCACTCATTGGTTGCACACCAGCTAGGTCATATGCAACTAGGTTAGGCATTGAACGTCTAATCAATGAGATTAGAACAGGATCAAAACCAGCAGTAGGACCAGCAGCAGCAGAACCAGCACTGAAACCACCTGATGCACCAGCAGCATTAGCACTGTTGGTAGGTGATGCTTCAGTTATTGTTCCATTCTGACCAAAAGACTGCTCGTCTCTTAAAAATTTTTCTTGGTTTTCTAACAGGACAGCGGTGACTGCTTTACGATGAGGATCTTTGATCTCATCAACACCCTCTGCATTAAGCAAAGGAGCCCACTTTTCCTGCAGATGTTCAGCATTGAACATTTGCGTTTACCTCTTGTTGTGTTTGATTAAAATACTAAAATCATTTCTTAGTAACAGATTGCAATGTCTTAAGATATGCAGCCATTGAACCAGAAACATCGCCCTGGCTAACATCTACTGTCTCAGAAATTGTTTCTCCTGTTGCCCTTGGAGTATTGCCTGGGAAGTAAGACTCCCTCAAAGTCTCCAACTTTTCACGATATTGTCCTTCACTTTCAAACTCAACACTTTCTGCAAGTGAGGCGAGCTTCTCTTTCTGAGTAGCAGCAAGGCCATCAGAAACTTGATCAACAATTCCTTCAGCAACAGACTCAGCAAGTCTACCATTGAGTGAAATGTTTTTCTCTATCTGCTCATTGAGCTTGGTCTCCATGTCATCTAGTTTTTCTACCATGCTTTCTAGCACATCATATTTATCATCAGGGATTTGTACATAATGTTCTTCAAAAAGATTCTTCATTCCACCAAGGAATGATTCTGTTAATTCTGTTTTGAGTCCATGCTCAATAGCAAGTTCATTTTCAACGAACCACTCTTCAGCAACATACTCAAGGTACTGATCAACTCTCTCTGCAAGTGCAGCCTTTGTTGACTCTACCTCTTCTGCAAGTTTCTCATCATACTGAGCTTGCATACTCTCAGCAAGTTCAGAAACTTTAGAGTTCAAAGCAGCCTCAAAGACTGTCTTTGCTTTTTCTCTAAACTCTTCAGATAGTTCTTCACCACCTAAAAGAGCATTGACATCTGCTTCAATGTCAACTTCTATTGTTTCTTCCTCTACTGTGTCTTCTGTAGTAACTTCTTCTTCAGCAACTACTTCTTCTTCTGTTTCTACTTCTTCTGCAGCATTTGTTAACTTTGAACCAGGTTGCACATCACCAGATTGAACACCTGATTTTGCACCCTTGTTAACTACGTCTTTCACAGTCTTAATCTTAGGTTCCTTTATCTTTGCAGAGTCATCATCTGGTTTGTAATTTTCTGGTGTTGGACCACCAAGATCCTCATAACCTACTGATGTTCCACCAGTAGTTAGTTTTGGCATAGGATCACCTGCCTTTGCATTTGCAGTTACAGGACCCTTAGATTGGTTAGTGCCTACTTCCATTTCTTGTAAATCTCCACGAGACATTGGTAAACCCTCTGATTATCCGAGTATTAAACTATATTTATTTAGATAAGTTATAAGTTTGATAAGAAATCGTTAAAAAGATTCAACTTATGCTCATCCAATTTCTTTTGATCAACTAAGGTGTTGATTGTTTTGTATGTTTTTTCAGCATACTTCTCACGAAGAATACCTCCATCCCATACCCAGTCTTTTCCTTCCATGATACCAGAGACAAATGCATCTGGTGCTGAAGGATCAGCTACTATATCTGCTGCTGTTGCTAACATAAAGTCTTCACCAACAACATTAATTCCTTCACGAGTTTGCTTCAGTGAACCAATACCCCTTGAAGAAACACCTAACTTTACACCTTCACCTATCAATGAAGATGCAATTTTACCCATAGGGGTAGAGAGGATTTTTGCTTTTCCTACAAAGTTATTACCACTCTCTTTGAGTGATACTATCTTATGAGACACTCTATCAAGATTAACAGTTGGACCTTCTGGATGTCCCAGTTCTCCAAGTGCTCTTCCTGATGTCACATGATTCTCATTATAACGAGAAACTTCTCTACGAAGAGTCTCCATAGGATACATACGACCATTTCTGTTCTTTATGTTTCCTTGAAGAAAAACTCCTTCAATGTAAAGTTGTTTTTTACCTCCTCTGTTTTCAACAATAAATTCAACAGATTCGATTTCTTCTCTGATAAGTTTCATTATGCTTGTCCTGTGATTTGAACTTGTTGAATGTATAACTTGCCAGAACCACTATCAGTTCTAGCAGCAACTTTAAAAGATGCTCTCAAAGTTGCATCTGGGTCATTAAAAGTACCACTAACTGAACTACTATTGTGTTCAACTATGATTCTTTGACCAAAGAAGTTTTCTCCTAACCCTCTATTTGCAGTGCTAGATTTATTATATACAGTCTTCACTCTCTTATGAGTAAAGTCAAAATCTGTTTGAGTTGAACAACTTAAACTAACATAGTCTCCTACTCCAAAAGGAGATGATGTTCCCTCTGGAAAATCTATAATAGTTGTACTTCCTTTAGTATAACTAACCACTCTAGCAGATGTATTAGTAAATCCTAATACAGCAGCACTATCTTTTGGGACTATAAAGTCAGTAACAGCTGCAGCAGGTTCAGTTCCAATAGCAACATGAGTGTTTTGTCCAGTGGCAACCACCCTTATAGCAGTAGATTTACCAGATATTGGAATTGACTGCTGAGATGCTGCACCTGTAGTTATTGAAGTTCCCGCTCCAACTGTCCTAAGTGTCATTCTCTTTATACAGAATCATTTTATTTATTTATAATTATTCTTCACCCTCTTCTTCAGGTTCCTCTTCAGATTCCACTTCTGCTTCTATCTCAGTATTCACTTCTGCTTCTACTTCCTCTGGTTCTTCTGAGGAATCACCAAAAAGTGAAGATGCTACTGCATCTTTATGAGCACCTATCTTCTCTGCAGATTTTGCATACAGCATATCTTTGATAGCGTCACTCACTTGAGAAGGACTCTCATCTTGGGTAATCATATCAAGTAATTCATCCATTGTTTTAAAATGCTTACAGTTTATTTATTAGATTTCACCACCTTTAGGCATTTCAGCAGCTTTACCATCTGCTTCAGTGGCTGCGCCTTGACCCTCTAAGTCAGGTTCCATTACTGGTTGACCTAGATCACCACCAGAACCTCCTGCCATATTTGGGTCCATCATCATAGCTGGATCAGGAATAACTCCACTAGCAATTTCTTTCTTCATCAACTTATCCTGTTCAATAATCTCCTCATCAGTTTGACGAAGAATCTTACGTCTTAGATAATCTTGTGAGAAATATCTACCAACATATGGTTCAGCAGATGCTACCATGGTTAGTCTTTCTGCCATCAACTCAGATTCTTTGAGTTCTGCAAAATGATTATCATAGAGGAAGTCATATTGAATATGCTCACTCATGATATCCCAGTCCTCTGGGGTGATTACATTCTTAAGAAGTAGTTGTGTCTTAAGAATATCATTGAATAGATTAGAAAATCTCTTTCTTAATCTACCAACAAACTTAGAAAACTTAACTTCATCTCTTAATATCTCAGATGATCTTCCTAAGTTAAAACCACCATCACCACCAATTCTAGATACTGGTACATTAAGTGCCTTATATAATTTCTCTTGGAAATATTTAATATCAGTGATCTCACCTAAGTTCTGTCCACCAGGTAAAGTAGTGATCTCAGTTCCTCTACCACCTTCTCTTCTAGGCAACCAGAAATCTTCCAACATGGACATATATTTCTTATCATCTCTGATCTCTCCAGTGTTAGCATCATAAACTAACTTGTTACGATATCTCATCATTACATCTCTGAGATATTGTTCTGCCTTGATTTTTGGTAGATTACCTACATCAATATAAAATATTCTTCTTTCTGGTGCTCTTGATAATCTGTATATAACAAGACTATCTTCAATCATTCTAAGTTGATTAACTGCCTTGATTGCTTTGTGTAGATATGATAAAGTTGATCCTTTGTTTCTATCAACTAAACCACTAGTGCAATATGCAACAGAGTCTCTGGTAAATTTAATTCCTTTATTACCACCAGTCATAGCTGATGGCATTTGTGAAGGATAACTTGACTTAGGAGTATATACAAAATATTCTTCAATCTCAGGAAACTCATATTCCATGGGATTGTCATTATTAATATTTGCTATTCTAATATCATTCTTTGGTTTCTTTTGTTGCCTGACATATCTCATCTTCATTGAATCAATATATCTTAACTCTACTATACCCTCCTCTGGTTTTTTTAAATCAATTACTTTGTGATAATATAATCTACCATCTATGTACCAGTTACGATATATCTCATGTGCTTTCTTATCAAAATCTAAAAGATCTTTAACTGCTTTAAACTCTTCTCTAATTTTTTTCTTAATACCATCACTTGCATTGAGATTAGATAACTCAATTTCTACTGGAGAATCATTAGTATCTGATACCAATGCCTCACTTACAATATCTTCAATGGCACTATCACACTCTGGTTGGAGTGCCATCTCTCTATATCTTTTTATTAAATCAAATTCTGTTCTATAAACGCCCTCAATATCTACATATGACCCAAAAAAACCACTAGTTAAATAGTGGTCAGATCCATCTGCATTATTTTCAGGAACTGGAGATACCACACTAGGTGATATCTCTTCAGTATCCTCTATTGAAAATCCAAATAACCTTGCCATTATTAAAAGTTAACCTTATATGTTTATTTATTAAGCTCCAGAACCTGCTGCCTCAGGGAACCAGTATTGTACTTGGAAGTCAACTGTAAACTCTTCTATTGAATCAGCTGTATCATATGATAAATCAATAGCAGAAATTGCAGATGGGAAAATATCTACAAACTTATACTGTGCAAGAATATTACTATCAGTAGCAGGACTACCAACAGCTTGCTGACTAGAAACATTTCTACCAAGTTGGTAGACAGTTGCTTGACCCATGTATGATGATGGATCAGTTAAACCTGATGAATCAGCATACTGAGCAATATTCTGTGCCCATGCTTGGAATGCTCTGTAATGACCAAAATCTTGATCATTGATTACTGTAACAGTC